ACAAAAAAATTCAAAAATTTACAAAAAAAATTCAAAAATTAACAAAAAAATTCAAAAATTTACAAAAAAAATTCAAAAATTTACAAAAAAATTCAAAAATTTACAAAAAAAATTCAAAAATTTACAAAAAAATTCAAAAATTTACAAAAAAATTCAAAAATTTACAAAAAAAATTCAAAAATTTACAAAAAAATTCAAAAATTTACAAAAAAATTCAAAAATTTACAAAAAAATTCAAAAATTTCAAAACTTAAATGCTAATTTTTAACTTAAATGCTAATTTTTTTTTTCAATTTTCACTTAAATGCTAAATTTTTTTAACTTAAATGCTAATTTTTCACTGAAATGTTAATTTTTTTTAACTTAAATGCTAATTTTTTTTACTTAAATGCTAATTTTTCACTTGAATGCTAACAAAAAAACATGGTTTTCACTTAAAAAAAATTTTTATTTTTTACTTAAAAAGTATCCCATGATAATAATAAATTGAGTAAAAAATTAAATTAATGCTAATTCTGTTTTCACTTCCGGGGGGGGGGAAGAAAAAAAAAATTTTTTTTTGAAAAACTTTTTTTAAATTTATTTTTTTATTTTTATAAAATTTTTATTAATTCAATAAATTTATTAATATATATATATATATATATATATATATGAACTTAAATATAGTAGTAATTTTAGGAATATTAATTTTTGTTCCAATTCATCAATTAAATATAAAGAAAAAAATAATAATATATTTATTATTACTTATTTTATTTTTAAAAAAAAGTGAAGGATTTGGGAATATAGATGCGGAAGCATTGCAAAATATGGCGAGTTTATATAACTCTTCTACAGGTGTTTTAAAAGTTAATAATATTGAAGCGAGTGGTAATATTACAGCAACAGGTGATGTAACAACAACAGGTAATGTAACAGCAACAGGGAATGTTACAGCAACAGGTGATATAAAGTCAGATAAAATTAGTACAATTACTGCAGATGGTTATATTAGTACAAATTTAGTAAAACCAACAATAAAAACTAAAGGATTAAATATTTTAGGACCGAATGATCAGTCTCTTTATTTTACAGAAGGCCAATGGAAATATATAGATTTAATAAATACAAATGTTCATATTGCTGGTAACCGCAAACCTATTATTGATGGTCAAGAACCAGAAAAATATCAATTTTTGACATCTGTACCTACTGAATTTAGAGAAAATATTACAACAAAAGGATTTAAATTAAATGCAATAACAGAAAATATTGCAGGTTTAAAAGTAGAGATTACACCCGAATTAAAAGAAATTTTACAATCAAAAATAGAACCGAATATGTCAAATATTTCAACAAAACATATCGCTATAACTTATTTGGGACCACTATCGACGGGTTTATCTATCATTTTAAAAAATAAATATAAAATCATTGATACTGCTCAAACTATTATGATGTCAATTATTAATAATAAAATTTTAAATAAAGAATATAAACTTGATGGGGATACATTAACATTTACTTAAAATTTATAATTGATTAAATAAAAATTATTGTAATTAAGAACCACATACAAGACATTCTTCAATTTCTTTTTTATCACCTGTATTAAAATTATTTATAAGCATATTTATAGCACTATCATTATTTGTTAGTTCTTTAATTTCATCAATATCAATACCAAATGATATTGGATTTACAGCAGGAACAGATCTACAATAATACATACCTGTTTTTAATCCCATATCCCATCCTGTATACATAGCAGAATTTAACAAGTCAAAACTTGGTGTATCAATAAAAAGATTTAAACTTTGACTTTGATCGATAAATGGTCCTCTATCAGCAGATTGTTTAATAATATTTTTTAAACTCATTTCAAATGCAGTTTTATAAATATTTTTAATTTTATCAGGAATTCCATCAATATTTTGAATTGAACCGTTATTAATTATAATTCTTTTTTTCATTGTATCACTCCAAAGACCTAATTCTAATAAATCTCTCATTAAATTATTATTTATTACAATAAAATCACCTGCTAATGTAGATCTAACAAAAATATTTGACATATACGGTTCAACAGTTTCACTATTACTCATAATTTGAGCTGTACTTGCTGTTGGCATTAAAGCAGTTAATAGACTATTTCTTGTTCCATATTTTTTAACTTCTTCTGTTAGTTTTTTCCAATCATATCCCATTAATAAATCTTTTTCATCAAGTCCCCAAAGATGATATTGCAATTCACCATTTGAAAACGGAGATCCTTTAAATGTTGAATACGGACCTTCTTTTTTAGCTATTTCCTTAGATTCATCAACAGCTGCAAAATAAATTGCTTCAAATATTTTTTTATTTAATTCTCTAGCTTCATCTGAATCAAAAGGCATACTCATCATATTATATACATCTGCCAATCCTTGAACACCTATTCCAATAGGACGATGTTTATAATTAGATAATTTTGTTTTTTCTGTAGGATAATAATTAATATCTATGATTTTATTTAAATTTCTAACACAAACTCTTGTAATTTCTTGTAATTTATCAAAATCATAAATTCTTGTTTTACCATCTTTAATAATAAATCTTGGTAAACATATAGAACTTAAATTACATACAGCATGTTCATTTTCATCTGAATATTCAATAATTTCAGCACATAAATTACTTGATTTAATAGTTCCTAAATTTTTTTGATTACTTTTTTTATTTGCGTGATCTTTGAATAAACAATATGGAAATCCAGTTTCAATTTGTGCAGTCATAATATGTTTCCATAAATCAACAGCTCTAACTTGTTTTATATATTTACCTTCATTTTCGTATTGTGTATATAATTTTTCAAATTCTTCTCCATATGTAGAATTTAAATTAGGACATTGATTAGGACACATTAAACTCCACATACCACCTTCTTTTAATCTTTTCATAAAAAGATCGGGAATCCATAAGGCTAAAAATAAATCTCTAGCTCTTTGTGCTTCACTACCTTTATTAGATCGTAATTCACAAAATTCATATATATCAGCATGCCATGGTTCTAAATAACATGCAATTGATCCATTTCTTTTACCACCTTGATTTATATATCTAGCCACCCAATTAAGTACAATTGATAAAGGAACAATACCATCACTTTTACCATTAGTTCCTCTAATAATAGAACCTGCAGATCTAATACTACTAAGATGTAATCCTAATCCACCAGCCCATTTAGAGATAAAAGCCATATCAGAAATTGTATTAAATATAGATTCAATTGAATCACCCATTCCAATTAAAAAACATGATGATAATTGTGGTCTTCTAGTACCAGCATTAAATAGAGTAGGAGTGGCATGAGTAAAGTATCTATTTGATATTAAATCATAAGTTTCAAATGCTGCATCCAAGTCTTTTCCATGTATACCAATAGCAATTCTCATTATTAAATGTTGAGGTCTTTCTATAATTATAGTTTTTTTACCTTCATGTATCCGTAAAAGATATGATCTTTCTAAAGTTTTCAATCCAAAAAAATCAAATAAATAATCTCTTTCCATATCTAATTTTTTTTGAATTTTCTCATAATTATCTTGAATAATTTCAAAACATTCTAAACTAATAAGAGGAGAATGGTCATTATGAATATCTGTATTATTATATAAAGTAGTTGAAATTAATTTAATATCTGGGTTTGTAGTTTTGTGTAATTTATCAACACACATCATAGAAGCCATTTTTAAATATAAAATATGAGTACTGCATTTTGCAATAATAAAATCAGAAACAAAAGTATAAAATTCAAATCTATTAATCTTATCAGGTAATTGTTTAAAAATATTATCAACAATTTCATTCATATCAAAAAAATTTGTATCTTTATATTCTTCATCTAATCGTTCCCAAAAATATTTTACATATTTTATAATAAATGATTTATTTAAATTAATATCAGAATTAAAAATATTTTTATCAAAATTATTATCTTTAAAATTAAATTTTTTTATAAAGTCTTTTTCATATTTATAATATTTACTTTCACACATTTCGGATTGTTTTAAATTTTTAGAAGAATCCATAGAGATATTATATGTTTCAATTTTTATTTTTATATATTTTTAGTTCGTAAAAATATATAATAACTAAAATAAGAAATATGGTCAAAAATATTACATAATTTTAATATTAGAAATTTCTTTTCCATTTAAAAAATCTATTATATCATTTATTCCTTTGATTATAATTTCAGTTATTTCGTCTTTTGTAAATAAAAATACTTTATCATATTCATCTTTTAAATCTGTAAAATTAATTATTAATTGTTTATTTTTATTATCCTTGAATATTGGAGTATTATTTGTAAAATATCCATCTAATGTATATTTATTTTTATATTTACCAAAAAAATTAACCATTAAATATGGTATCGAAGATGTACTCTTAAAAGCATCAATCAAATCTTCTTCATTATCATATGATGAAACAATCTCATTATTTAAAAACGGATATTTATAATCAAGAACAGAAAATGAAATATGTAATTTATCTTTTTTTGGTATTCCGTATTTATTTACATATTCTTTAAATAACTCGTTCCATAAATATTTAGGTCTAGCGTATGGGTATTTACTCAATGTATCAACTAGAGAATATGATAAATGTATATAATCATTTATTTTATCATTAATTATAAAAAATCCTGTACAAGCTCCAGCACTTGTACCTGAAATTCTATCAAAATTAATTTTATCATTATATTTTTTTAATTTATTGAGGAATAAAAATATTCCCATTGCATATGAATTTTTAAAACCTCCTCCTGTAATAACTAGATCAATTTTATTTAATTTATCTGTATTTATTAGATGTTTGTTTTGTTGTATTTTATTATGACAGTACATATTTAATTTATGTATTATTCTATTAAATTTATTACTATTATTTACTCTTTTAAAATAAGATTTACTGTTATATGACTGATATAGAGATATTGATGAAAAAAATATAATTATAATTATTAAATAATTTATCATAATTTTATAAAATATAAAAATTACTTATATAAAAAAATTGATTTATTTATTAATAATTTATATAAAAAAATATTTATTTATATATATATATATGTTTTGTAGACCAGATACAGAAAGTGATACCGAATTTGAACCAAAAGTAGTTTTTGAAGAAGAAATAACAGATGAAAATAATTTTAGATTTACATTAAAACCAGTAAATCCTAGATACCAAATATTTTGGGATTTATATAAGAAACAACAAGATTCATATTGGCGCGCAGAGGAAATTGATTTTAGTAAAGATAGAATAGATTTTGAAGAAAATTTAAATGAAAATGAACAACATTTTATTAAAATGATTTTAGCTTTTTTTGCATCAAGTGATGGAATAGTTAATATGAATCTTCGTGAAAGATTTTTACAAGAAATTCAAATCCCTGAAGCGCAGGCAGCATATGGATTTCAATTAATGATGGAAAATATACATGCAGAAATTTATTCTGATATGTTAACCAATATTGTAAGAGATAAGGAAGAAAGAGAAAATTTATCAAATTCTATTTCAACAGTTCCCTCTATTAAGAAAATGTCTGATTGGGCATTAAAATGGATTAATGATGAAAATGCAAGTATTGCTAAAAGAATAGTTGCTTTTTCAATTGTTGAAGGTGTATTTTTTAGTGGAGCATTTGCTGCAATTTTTTGGATGAAAAAAATGCGCTCAAATGGTAAATACTTTATGAATGGATTAGTTAAAAGTAATAGATTTATTGCAAGAGATGAAGGACTTCACACAAATTTTGCCTGTGTTTTATATTCATTTATTAAAAATAGATTAAGTTATGATGAAATTAAAGAGATATTTACAGAGGCAATAGAAATATCTACTTCTTTTACAATGGATGCAATTAGATGTGATTTAATTGGAATGAATAAAGAATTAATGGAACAATATAATAAATATGTATCAGATAGATTAATTGTACATTTGGGATATGAAAAAATGTATAATGTAACAAATCCATTTGATTTTATGGAAACTATTGGATTTTTGAATAAAGATAACTTTTTTGAAATGACAAGTGATGCATATCAATCAGCAGTGAATGAGAAAAATACTCAAAAATGGGAATTTAATGTATTGAGTAATTTTTAAATCCAAGAAAATTTTAAATCTAAATCTAAATTGATAGATTCATTAATAAATAGATTAATTAAAAAATCATAATCAGGTTTATCATAAAAATCTAACTTTTTAATATATTTTAAATATTCATAAAAACATTTTGGAATATCTTTACAAAGAACTTCAATATTAGTACTCATTTTAATTTCTTTAATTTTTTCAATTTGTTTTTTATGTTTATCTTTTTTTAAACCTTGCCAAGGTAATTTCCCTTTTATAAAATAAATTAGCATATAAATAATAGATTCCAAATCATCTCTTCTTGAGGGTTCAAATCCATTATGAATATTTGTACTAATATATCTTGCAGTACCTACAATATGTTTATCTGTAATAAATTCAATATGTTTATCATTTTTTATATAAATTTTTGATAAACCGAAATCCATGATGTATATTTTTGATTTATCTTTTTTTCCAACCATGAAATTATTTGGTTTTATATCTCTATGTATAATACCACAATTATGAAGATCTTTTATAATTTTAGTTATTTCTATTCCCAATTTTAATACAGTATTTACATTAAAAATTTTGTCATTATTATCAAATAATTTATCTAAACTTTCTCCTAATAATTCCATATTTAAAATATGATATTTATTTGTTTTTAAAAAATTATAAATTTTTGGAATATTAATAACTTTATTTTTGTGTAAAATACTATATATTTTTTTTTCACATTCTAATTTAGTTTTTTTCCCATCAAAATCTTCAATTTTAGAAGCTATATTTATTTTATTTTCTTTATCTTTTAATAGATAAACATCTCCAAAAGACCCAGAACCAATTCTTTTTATTAAATTATATTTATCAGAAAATTTATAATTCATTATATGGTTAATTTTATAAAATTTATATTTAAAATAACTTTATTAATTTTAGCGTAAATATTTATATTATAATAAATAATTTATTATAATATTTTTATATATAACATTAATTTAACTAGAATCTTATTTCAACATTTTTTTTAATTATTAAATAATCTTTGTATATTTTTCAATGTATGAAATAATAGCAAAAAATATATTAAATAAATAGCAATTTGAATTACTATTCTTTAAATCTTCTTTGAAATTAGTATTATTAAAATCTTTCATAAAATTAAAATAATCTTTTTCAACAACAATATTATCATATACATATTTTGGTAAATATCTACCAAGACAATTTAAATCAAAATAATATAAAAATATTTTAGAAAATTCATATTTATTTAAAAGAATATTTTCAAGAAATTCAAAATTAATAATACTAAATTCATTTGTATTCTGAATAATATATTGTGAATACATATCCTTATCAAATATTGATGGTGTTTTATATTTATTATTATATAATAGTATAAATGATGGTTTAGTATAGAAAGTACAAAATGATTCTACAATATCATAAATTATATCATAAAAATAATCATTTTTGTGATTTTCCCATTTTATAATATATTCTTTTTCTTTGGAAATATTATTTGATATAGAGTTTAAAAAATCAAAAAGTGTACAATTAAAATAATTTTTATTAATATTTTTTAAACAAAAATTAGATAAATAATTTTTAATTCTAAAATGATTTTCATTATTAAAATAAATTTTATCTATTAAATTATTTAATAAAGAATCATTATTATCTGTTTTACAATAAATATCGTATTTAATATGATAGAAATAATTAACAATTTTATCAGGATTAATTATTTTAGTTTCATATATATGTGAAAATTCAAAATCATGTAAATATATTTTTTTATTATTATCTATAATAATATTACACAAATGTAAATCTCCATGAAAAATATTATATTTATAATGAAGTATTTTAATATTCAAAATTACTTCATTTAATATATCAATTACAATTTCTTTATTTTGCGAATTATTTATAAAAAAATGTAAAGATGTAGCATATGGAATATAATTTGTAATAATATAATTAATGGGTAAATTAATTTTATTAATAAAATTATTAAAAAGAATATATCTTTCAGAAATATTTTTTAAAGAATATGTTTTATTTTTAATTTTAATTTTTGATTTGTTAATATCTTTTATAATATTTGAATTTATATATTTAATAATATTAAAATTTTTTGTAAAATAATTTTTTTTTAATTTTTTTTCTAAATATTCATAAATATTTTTTTCATTTTGTACCAATTTTGAATCATTATTAAATTTTATAATATATTTTTCTTTATTTTTAAACGTTAAACAAAATATATTATTAAAAGCTTTTATTATTTCTAAATTTATTAAATTATAATTTTTATTCATATGATTATATATTATATTTGGTATAATTTTTTTTACGAATTTTTAATATTATAAAAAATATAAACAAATCATATAAATGAATTCAGAATTTTTCACTGGATCAAACCCATCTTTAATTAATACAAAAATTATAAATGAAATAAATAATGAATTAGAATTAAAAGGAGATAATAATTTTAAGGAAAAAGCAACCATATCAAATTTTTATAATAATTATATATCCAATAATTCATTTGCATTATTCGTTTTTTCAATAATTGGTATATATTTATTTATAAAATACCAACTAAAATTAGATAAAGATGCAAAACTTTTACAAGAAGAAAAAGAATTAAGTGAATTTAAAAAAAATTTAAAAGAAAATACAAATTATTTAGTAAATAATTATAACAAAATAAATTATTCAAATATTGATAATAATATAATAGATGATGAATATAGTTTAGAAACATTAACAGAAAATAATTTAGAATCTAATTATCTAAATAATAATGTTACTGATTTTATTAATAGTACTAATTCAAATATAGGAATTAGTGATAGAGAAAATAAAAATAATATTCATAATATAGCAAAAAAAATATTTTCAAATTAATATATATAATGGAAATTATAAATACTTATTTAATATATAGTATATTTATAACATTATCATTTTTATATATTTTATATCCAAATCCAAAAATAATTTTATTAAAACCAAATATCAACAAAGAAAAATCTATAGTTTATAAAGATGATAAAAATGTTTGTTATAGATATAATAGAAAAGAAATTCCATGTAATAAATAATTTATATTATTTATATATATATGACCGATTATAATCAAGATTTATTTAATAAAATATTATCTATATTTTTAGGAATATTTATAGTATTTGTATTTAATAATTTATTTGAATGCCCTCGAAAAATAACAGTTATTGATAATTAAATGATTTTCGTAAAACCATTATTATTATTATATTTTATAATACCAATAATCTCATGAATATCATTTGCTAATTTAATTTTAACTTCTCTGTCTATTTTATCTTTTGGAATTAAATCTGGTCCTTTATTAATTTCTATTAAAATTGGATCTAAAGAATTAGTTATATGAATATCAGCTCCAAATAATTGATAAGAAGTTACAGGATATAATTTAGAACATGGTCTGCAAATTTTCATTCTAAAAGATAAAAATATATTTTTTAGTAATAAATTTATTTTATTAAATATGTTATGATTTTTATAAGTTTTATCCATATATTTTTTAAAATCAAATAATGTTAATGGATTTTTTTTATAAATTTCTCTATCTATATATCCTGTTGTAATATGTACATCTGGTGATAAACTATTATCATCATATAATTCCTTTGAATAATACATAAAACCATTATTGTATACATATAATGTTTTAATATTTTGTTTACATACAACCAAAAAATATACTCGTAAATTTATTTTTCTCCCATTTATTAAAATTGAATTACGTAATAATTCTTGGGCAATTATGTAGTTGTCTTTATTTTCAATTATTGTTTTGATATCTTTTTCTATTTTTAATCCTGTTTGTCTTTGTTTATTTTTTTTTAGAATATAAATTTTGGTTGGATTATGATTTTTTTTTAATTCATTAATATCAGATTTATTATTTAATATAAAAGTTTTTGGAATTAATTTATTTATTTTTCCATTATTGTAATAATTTTTAATATTAATAGATAATTTATTTTTTGAAGAAATTTGATCTAAATTGTCAATTATAAAATATTTACTATTTTTTCTAATTGGTATTTTACTAATTTCATATTTAGCATTATTATAATTGCAAGGTAAATAGATATCCCAATCTGAAATATTGTATGATATATTATTTTCATCAAAAAATAATTTCACACTGTTTGTAAAATCATAAATGCAATTATATCTTCTATACCAACTTATTTTATTTTTTTTTTTGTAACAAAAATTGTATAAACATAAAATAATCAAAATTACAATTAAAATTATTTTATTTTTATTGTACATTTATATTAATATTATTTATTAATAATATTAATAAATAAATTAATTTTTTTTATATTTAAAATTATTTATTACTTAAATTAAATTATTATTTTTTATTATCAGATTTATTTTTTGATTCTTCTTTGTCATCATTTGATTCGTTATCATCACTTTGAGATTCTTCTTTGTCGTCATTTGATTCGTTATTATCACTTTGAGATTCTTCTTTATCATCATTTGATTCGTTATCATCACTTTGAGATTCTTCTTTGTCGTCATTTGATTCGTTATTATCACTTTGAGATTCTTCTTTGTCATCATTTGATTCGTTATTATCACTTTGAGATTCTTCTTTGTCATCATTTGATTCGTTATTATCACTTTGAGATTCTTCTTTGTTATCATTTGATTTATTATCATCACTTTGATATTCTATAGAAATATCACTTTCCAAATCTTGATTAGTATTTTCATTTGTCAATTCTAAATCATTTTTTATATCAAAAATACTTGTATTATCTTCTTCAGATGAATTTATATTATTATAATTATTTGATCTTTTTAAAGTAGGTCTTGGAATATTATTTACTTCTGTATTTTTTAATATAGTTGATAAATCATTATCAATAACTGTTGTATCTATTGATTCACAATGTTCGGTTTTTTTACAACAAATATTTAATTTAAAACAAAAACATTTTCTAGGTGTTTCATTTATAATAATATCAGTTATTAAATCTACAGAATTTTTTAATTGCGACATAATAAAATTATTTTCAAAAATTTTAAATATAATATTTTTTAAAAATTTATTATCTAATTTTGAAACTGATAAAATAATAAAAATCATTATACCAGTAAATATTGAACTGGTTATAAGAGAAATAATATTTTTAAATTTTAAAATTTTTTTTAAATTTTTAGGATATTGTTGAATTAAAATCCATAAATTATTAAATAATTTTATTATTTCAGTTGACATTTCAGTTACTTTTTTACTATAACTATTTATTTCTAATGTAGATTCAGATATAACATTAACTACTTTATTAATTTTATTAATTATATTGTTAATATTAAAATCAGATTCTATTATATCAGAAATACTATTATCAATAATTCCTATCTTATTATTAATATTTTCAAGTGGTATTTCTATATCACCATAATCTATATAATCAGACATTGTTATTTTAGCTTTACCATTTATACTTTTTTTCAATTTTACATTATTTAAATTAATTACAGGAATTCCATCATTATCTAAATCAGTTACGGTAATATATAAAGCTCCTATTTTAATAATAATTTTTGATAAATTTGTAATAATATCACATATTTCAATACCAAATTTATTAATCATTTCATTAAGAGGTTTATTAAAAAATAAATGTGATGAAATATTATTAATAAAATCATTTATTTTCGTTTCGTTTGATAAATCAACATTAGTTAATAAATTTTTTTTGATTATATTTTTTGAATATTCAATGTATTTGGATGTCATTTGTATATAAGATATAATATAAATATTTATATAAATTTCAATATATTATACACAATAATTAAATTTATTTTTTATAATATAATATATATATAGTATGAAAAATGAAACATTAGAATATGCATTAATTGCTCTATTATCAATTTTTGTTTTAAATTTAATTTTAAGTGATTGTAATATATTATCAAAAAATGAAGGATTTTTATCAAGTAATACACAAAATAATTTTGAAGAATTAGGTTCACAAGAAGATCAAGAAGAATCTGATGAAGAATCTCACGAATTCCATGTATCCCAAGAATCTCACGAATCCCATGGATCCCAAGAATCTCACGAATTCCATGGATCCCAAGAATCTCACGAATCCCATGGATCCCAAGAATTCCACGAATCAGAGGAATCACAAGAAGAAAATGATTCTAGTTTATTGGGAAACATAACTGAAGGTATAACTAATGATACAATACAATCTGATTTTGAATATATTAATGAAAAAGTAAATGATTATTTATTAGATAGTAAAAATAATGTACAACATAAAGATGTAAAAGAATCCAAACCAGATAAAAAACTTAAAGCAGGTAAAGAACCACCTTTATATTTAAGAAAGAAAAGTGAAATTCCTCGTAAAGATTTAGGAATATTAGAATCTGAAACTGAAAGTGATTATTCTTCTATTGATAGTAATGTTGAAAAAGAAAATGTTTCTAAAAACACAATTGAAACTTTTTCAAATGTAGAAAAAGGTTGTCCTATTAATGACACCGAGCAAAATGTAGAAGAATATATAAAGAAATTATTAAAAAATGAAATGCATGGATGTCAAAATTTAAATGATGAAACAGATGATAAAAAAAATGACGAAAATAAAGAAGAACCTGGAGTTAAATCATACACAGATGTCCAAAATAGTCAATTAGAATTATTTGATAAAATAAATGGTTCAAGTAAAGACAATATTGTAAATAATACTCCAGACAATATATGCTCTGGAGTTAAACCTGATGAAATTCATAAAGTATATGATAAATTAAATCCAAGTGCTGATTGTAAAGATGATAATTGTGTTGTTTCTGGTGTATCTTCAAATAATTTTAACTATAGTAACTTGTAAAAATTGATATTAATATTATTTAAAAGAATATTATATAAATTATATAATATAATGTATAATATCAAATCAAATAAAATTAATAATAATACAGTAAGTAAATTTAAAAATAATAATGTTAAAAGTCAATTAATTGATTATATTTATTCAAGTATCGATATTTCGAAATTTAAATATGAAATAATCGAAACGCATTCTGATTTGCCAAAAATATTTAGCGATAAATTTTATTTAACCGCTAATTTTATTGGTAACAATTGTTTACTAGTTTTTACAAAAATAAAAGATAAATTTTTTACATTTACTATAGATAGAAAAACACTTAGTTATTCAAAATCTAGAATTAATATAAATAAAATAAATATTAAGTATGTATCTGTTGATGCAGATATAAAAATATATGACGGGACGATTTTCGATGGAATTCATTATAATTATAATGGATCAGATCAATTTATAATTTCAGATATATATATGTTTAAAGGTTCAAACTATACAAATATTAATTTGGATATTAAATTATTTGATATAAAATGTTATTTTGAAAGTTTATCTAATGGTAATAATATTATAAATAGGAATAAAAATAGATTTCCAGAATTAGAAATAAGTATTAATAAACTTTATGAAATGAAAGATATATCAAATTTTATAAATAATGTAATACCATCATTTAAAGATTTTAAAATTAGAGGAATTTGTTTTTACCCTGAATATTCAGGAACGAAATTAATATATATATTTAATAGTGAATTCAAAAATACATTAAATATTACAAATAATACAAATAATACAAATAATACAAATTACATAAAAAATAATTCTAGTAATACAAATACAAATACGTCAAATAATAATATAAATAATATAAATAATACAAATAGTACAAATTCAGAAAATGAAAATAATAATTCTAAATTAACAAAATATAAATTTATTTCAAATTCTGATAATGTTACAGCAGTTTTAGAAATGAAAAGAACTGATATAATAGAAATTTATAGACTTTTTTCGGTTGAAAAAATTAAGAGAAATGGTAGAAATATTTTAAAAAGAAAAAAAATGGGTATTGCATATATTCCGACAATAAAAAAAAGTAAATGGTGTAAAGAAATATTTACAAATAGTAGGAAACAAAGTATTCTTGTTAAATGTTTATTTCATAATAGTAAAGGTAAATGGGAACCTATTGAATTAGAGAATAAAAGAAAATATCCTACTATATTTTCTGATATAAATATAGAAATTATTGAAGTATCAGATTCAGATGAAGATTAATTAAAAAAAACAACAAGAGATGTTATATTATCAGTTGATCCAATATTAATAGCATGTTCTGCTAATTGTTTTGCAATATTTATTTTTTTATTTAATTTTTTTCCAGTATTCATATCATAACATTTATTTAAAACAAAATCTACTACATCTTGATTTTCCATAACATCCCATAATCCATCACATGCCATTACAATAAATTTGTCATTTTTAGATAATTTATATTTATACAAATCTGGAATATGTGTAACATATTTTTTTGATTCGTTATCACCAAACGCTCTGGAAACTGATAAATCATTTATTCTCCAATCATATCCATCATAATATATTTTTCCTCCAAGTTGTTCTATTCTATTTTTTTCTTCTGGAGCAGCTGGTTTATGGTCTTTTGTTAAAGGATATGAAATATTATTTCTACATAAAACACAACGACTATCTCCTGTATTTAATATATTAATATAATTATTATTATTACTATCTTTATATTGAAGAGATACTAAACTTGTAGATCCACAACTATGTGATTGTTTACCATATTTATTTTCTAATATATTCTGAATACAATTATATGCATCATTCACATAGGATTTTTTTAATGGATATTTAACTCTTTTATCAACAAAAAAATTATGTAAATTATTGGATAAAAATTTTGATACAAATTTCCCACCATGTCCGTCATATATACCATAAAAATTTATATTATTCATATTTTTATTTTGACCACTTAAATTAGTTTTTAAATATGTTTATCTTCATTTGATTCACGTTTTCCTTTTAATGATACAGAATGTACACTCATTTTATCACTTATATAATATCAGTTTAAAAAAAAAACTAAATTATATTACAGATTCTAATATCTAAAATTGAACATATTGCTAATATTTTATTTGTTTGATAATTACTTATAATTACTTTAGTTTCATCTTTATTAACTACAACTGGTTTATCTAAAATTATAGATATATAATTTTCTGTTTTACTATATTTAATTATAAATCCTTTTGTTTCATTCGAATAAATATTAATTTTAATTGTATCACCCTTATATAATTTTAATTCTATATTTTCATCTATATTTTGAAATACTTTGTCTATTGATACTTTTAATTTATCACAAACTTTAAAATTATTATCTCTATTATTTAAAAAAATCATATTTCCAACTAGTTTATTATTTCTTGTTAAACCTGGATCAATATCAAGTTGTACGCCAACTAAACCACCTGGTATAATTGAATTTAATTTAATATCTTCGGAATTAATACTTAATATTTTTGTTTTAATCGGATAATATTTCCAATCAAAATATTCTCTATTATTATTATTTTTTATATTAATTGTATTTTTTTGTTCTTTATCAACATATCCCGGATATATAATAATATCATCTCCTACATTTAATTTACCTTTTAATAATGAACCTCCTATAATCCCACCTTTAATATTTTTTGAATTCTTTATTAAATTTGGTTTATTTATATCAAAACTTCTAATACAAATTAATGTTGGATTTTCATCTATATTTTTATTTTTAATTTCTAATTTACTAATATATTCACATAAAATATCTATATTTATATCAAAAATTGGTGATATAGGAATAATATTATTATTTATATTATAATTTGTTATAAAAGATTTTAATTCTTCTATTGTTTTTGTTATTTTTTTTCTATTAGGGGCTAAATCAACTTTATTCAAACATACAATTCCATTATCTAAGCCTACCATGTTTGTAGCAATTAAATGTTCAACTGTTTGACTTGATGGAATTATAGGATTTGTAATAGATTCTACTAAAATTGTATAATCCATAACTGAAGTTCCACTTAACATTGTGGATGTTAAAAGATGGTGTCCAGGGGAATCTACAAATGATACATGTATAATTAATTCCATTTTTGAATCACAATATTCACAATTTATTTCATATATATTTGATGGCGTTGATGTATAACATTTAGGAGCAGTACATAAATCACATTTATAAATTTTTGCATTAGCATATCCTAATTGAATAGTAATATTTCTTTCTTTCTCTGATGAAAACGCTTGTGTTGCTTTTCCTGTTAATTTTTTAACTATACTGCTTTTTCCATTAGCAACGTGTCCTATCATACCAATATTTAAAATTGGTTGATTTTTCATATACTCTTTCAGTGTTATCATTATATTTTTATTTATATAATATGTATTATAATATTGTATTATTAATTACTTTAAATAAAAAAGTTAATAAATCAATTGATTATATTACTTTTTGTATATTACTTTATATACACACATTATCCAAATTTATAATTATAGATATTTATTTAAAAATTTAATTATTTATTTTAAATAAATATGAATGATATTAAAAATATTTTTTTATTTGGACATACAGGGAGATTAGGTAAAAAAATATATGAAATTGGAAGTCAAAAATATAAAATTATAAAATTAAATAGAAATTTAAGTAATTTATATTTTTTAGAAAATTCTGTTGTAATAGATGTGACATCTATAGAGGGAACTGAATTTTTAATTAATTTTTTAATAAAAAATAAAATAAATTTACCTTTAATAATTGGAACTACAGGAAACTTTAATCAAAATTGTATTGAAAATATGAAAAACTATTCTAAAAATAATGTTATTTTTAAAACAAGTAATTTTTCTCAAGGGGTATCTTTACTTTGTAACATTTTAAAAGAAATTAATAATAAAATAGATTTAAAATATTGGAATATTGAAATGGAAGAAACTCATCATAAAAATAAAAAAGATTCACCAAGTGGTACTGCAAAAACATTATCAAAATGTTTAAATTTTAATAATGATGACATAAAATCATTACGAAAAGAAAATATTCACGGAGTACATAAAATAAAATTAAAATCTAAATATGAAAATTTAGAAATTATACATACTGTAAATGATAACAATATATTTGCTATTAGTTGTATTGATAATATTAATCAATATATTAATCGCGAAAATGGATTTTATATAGATGATATATAAATTATTTATGAATATTTTTTAATAAATCATATTTATTATTAATTAAACAATAATGTATAACAAAGTTATAATTATATAAAGTTCTAAATGTTGCTATTACAACTATTGAAATCATTAAAAAATTTGTAAAATTTATTAATTTCTTTTTTGTATATGTTTTTGTATATGAATTATTTTGTAAATATAAAATAACAAGTGAATAAAAATTTGGATTATTTGGATTTTTTAATATAATATTATTATTTATATTTTTATCCATTTTTATTAAATCTAATATATTTTTACCATCTATGTCTTCTATTCCTTTAATAGATATTTCTTTTAATTCCAATAATTTATTCATTATAATTATTGAAATTTCATATAAATCAAATTCAACAGATTTTATAACAATTGGTTTATAGTCTAAACTGCTTTGTTCTAATAAATTAATATTTTTATCTATTAATAATCTATATAACTTTGTTTTTATCCATGTTGGTAAAGATTCATTTAATATATAGTGTAAAACTGTATTTCCATTAATATCTCTAACATTATAATTTAATCCTTTTTCATCTTGTAAATATAATGTTTCACTAATCTGTAAACAATTTAAAATTCTCACTGGATCATTATTTTTAGTTAGTAAATGTATAGGATATTCATGATTAGCTGCTGGTTCATTTACTAACATATCACCATCTTTGTTAACTTTTAATGATAATAATTTTATAATTTCAAAATGCTGATGCATTATAGCATAATGTAAAGCGTTGTACCCATTTGAATCTCGGTGAAATGAATTAGCACCGGCTTCCAATAAAGAATTTACAGTTTTAGTTCTACCATTAATTACTGCATTAATTAATATAGTTCTATCTATTTCATCTTGTATTTCTAGATTTATTTTTTTAGATAATATAACATCTAAAATGGAAATTATATTTAGTGAATAATCCTTTTTAGTTTCTTTTAAATATATATTTAATAAATAATTATCATAACTTTCTGTATTTAATAATTTTTTATTATGTGATAGTAAAATATCAATTTCTTGAGGTTTCCTTATTTTAATACATAAAATAATATCATCAATATTAATATTATCCATAATTTTTGGATGTTTTGATAAAATTTTAATAATATCTAATGATAAATCATGTGATATTGCAATTTGAACAATCCCAGTTACATTATTTAGTAATTTTCTATCAGAAATTATTGATATCATTTCTAATTTATCAGAAGTTCTAATATTTTTTAAACTTAAAATTGATGAAAATATACCATATATATCTGTAAAATATTTTGTATCACACATTCTAAATATTTCAATTAAATTCCCATAATATTCTTTTTTAATAATATCTATAATTTCAAACTTTGATGGTAATACATTACTAACTTTAAATAATGTATTAGTTAAATCTTTCATTTCATTTGATTTAAGAGTATAACTCAAAATATTATTGTTATCTGATTTACATACATAATTAAAATCAATAAATGAATTTTTTTTAATTTCATTTATAACAGAATGTATTTTAAAACCTTTATATTTTAATGTATGTTTATAGTATTCATATGCCTGTTGATTGAATAATAATTTAACTATATCTACATTCCTAATATAGTAATTAAATAATTTAGTAATATTATTAATTATATTTAGTTGTTTACTATGATCTATAACTATAGTCTTATTTTCATATACATATAATTTACCTAATTTATTTTTCCAAGAAATCATTTGAGGATGTTTTTTATATAAAAGATTTGTTATATCATTATTTATATCTAATGAACTATATCTCCTATTTAATAATTTTAATAAATCTGGTATATTTTCATTAAATAAATTGTGTATTTTTTCAAAATACATACAATTATTTGTATAAAAATCTTTATAATTATTTATTATACATAAACTGTCATCTAATTTTATTATTTCCATATAAATATTTTTTATTTTATCTGATATATTATCTAAATCATTTTTTTCTTCATTGTTATTAATATTATATCTAAAATGTAAACAAGGTGAGTTATCTAGTAAATTTATTAATTCAATAATTATTTTTGAGTAAATTAATGTATTTAACCACAATCCGTAATATACTGCAGTTTTTTTACATACTAAATCATGACAAACTGTTGGGTGGTAATTAAACTTACTTTGATATATTCCAGAGCATAATAAATTATCATAATATATTGTATTATTTGATATAATTAATTCTTCTATATTCATTTTATCATTTGATAATGTTGCAGTTTGTAATAAAGATAGATATTCCTCATTATAGCCATTAATAGATATAAAATTATTTATTGATTCACAAATTGTATTACAATTTGATTTATTCATTATAATTTTTATATTGAATAAATTTAATAATAAATTTACGAATAAAATAATTTAATTTATGCTTTTATTTTTGATCCTGAAAAACAAATCATTCCGAGAGAACTACATAAAAATAATGTACATAATATTGTAATCATATTATATTTATTTTTAGTTGCATTAAGTTCATCTAAATTTGGAATAATTATGTTATCGAAATAATTATATCCTATCTTTATTTTATCACCTTCATTTATATCTTTTTCTGATTTATGATTTATTTTTTCTGTATATACCTTATTATCTACCATAGTTTCAATTGTTAAAATATAAACTTTAGAATTATTTTCACCTTTTGTAATATTATGCATTGTTATAACATCTGCATTTATGATAATAAAAAATGAATTAAAATAAAGTATGGTTAATATAAATAATAATGATATATATAACCCAACAGATCCCATTATAACAGATATAGTATGTCCTGGTTGTTTTTTCATTATTACTGCCATTTGTCTCATTCCAAAATTAGACATAGCATTTCTTCTTGACTGTTGTGCCATTATTTGTGGATTCATCGTATCGTGTGTTGATGATTGTATTTTTTGAGATGTGTCTGTCATCATTGCGTCTGATGACATTGAGTTTGTTATAGCATCTAGAGCTGTTGCTGGTGCTTGTGCTGGTGCTGGTGCTTGTGCTGGTGCTTGTGCTGGTGCTTGTGCTGGTGCTTGTGCTGGTGCTTGTGCTGGTGCTGGGCTGGCTGGTAAAGTATCTAATACTGCAGTCGAAGTAAGTCCGCTACCTGTTACTTCAGTTTTTGCTTGGTTAATACCTACTAAGGCCTGGTCAAGAGCTTGCATTAATCTTTCATTATTCATAATATATTATAATATATATATATTATATTAAAAAAAAAAAAAATTATTGTTGTTGACATTGTTGATTAAAGGATTGTTCTTTATACTCACTATCATCACTATCAAAAATATTCTCATTTGAATTTAAATTTGAATCATAAAATTTTCCTATATGTGATTTATTAATTTCTTTAGGTTTTTCTTTATTTGTAAAAATTTTCCATATTACATTTAATTTCTGATCACTTCTTTGTTTATCTCTTATATTTGTTTTTAGATATAAATTTCCAAATGATTTAGAATTAATTTTAGGTAATCCTAGATTATCGAATTTTATTATTTCATTATAACAATTCTGAGGTATAGTTAAAATCCTTGGTTTACCATCTAAATGAATTATTTCAATTTGACAACCACAAATTGCTTGATGTAATTCTAATGTATAATTTATATGTAAATCATTCTTTTCCTTTGTAAAAATTGTAGTTTTATCAGAGCTTGACATTTTATATTCATCTTTTATAATTATTTTAATTAACAAATCAGTTCTTTTATTAGACCCTGGAATTTGATTTCCAATATCTTCTATTGTTACTGATTGATTATTACTTATTCCTGGAGGAATTTTTATGTCTGTTTTAAAAGTTTCTTTATTAAATTTATCCATATTAATTCCTTTACCTTTACAATGATTACATAAAGTTTGCATTTGTTGTATCATTCCAGGACCTATTTGTCTCATTTTCATAACTTTTCCAGAACCATTACAATGGGTGCATTTAATATCATCATAAGATATATTACTTGATTTTAAATTATGTCTAACAAAAGTAACTTTAATTTTTTTACCATTATAAATATCCTTTAATGAAACATTATATTTAATTTCTATATCAGGAATGCTATTAATCTTTTGTGATCTATTATTTCCAAACATATTTCCAAATAAACCTCCCATACCACCCATACCTCCCATTCCATCCATACCAAAAACTTCTTTTAATATATCTGATGGGTCGAATGAATCCATATGTCCTTCTAAACCTTTTTCACCAAATTTATCATACATACTTCTTTTATTTTCATCTGATAAAACTTGATATATTGTTGATAATTTTTTAAATTCAGCTTCTTTTTGTTGTTTAATTTCATCTGTTGCTGTTGAAAATCTATCTGGATGACATTTCATAGCTTTTTTTTTATATGCTGTTTTTATTTTATTTGTATCTGCATCAATTGGTATATCTAAAAAATCATAATATTCTGTTTCTCTAACCATGGTATTATATAAATTTATAAAATTATTCAATTATTTATATGATTATAATATATATATATATATATGGATGATGAAGAATTCTCAATTATTTCCCATATGGATGATATAAGTATTGATATAAAACCTAAAAATATTATTGTAGTTTTTGATAAAGAAATTTTTATTGAACAAATATTTGAATCATATAAAAATGATTTAAATAATATATTAAGGCAATTTATTATAGATTATAATAGATTAAATATTATTATAAATGGAAAAAAATATAAAAAAATAGATGATATTATAATAAAATTTAGTTCATATGATAACTGTGATACATATATAAAAAATAAAAAAATTTCATCATTAATGTTTTTAATAATGCTTTGTTGTCAATCATCATTTTTTTATTCGTTTTATTACATTCATAAACAAACAAAAATAGAATTAAATCAATTATCAGATATATCAGGAAAAGAAAAAACTATAAAAATAATTTTAGATCCAATTTCTAATAAGAAAAAAATTTTATTCATTGCAGATTACATGATAATTGATAGTAATAAAAATTTACAAAAGTTCTTAATAAAAACAAAAACAGAACTTGATTTAAATTCTTCACATGGAATTATTAATGTAGATATTATTTAACTAGGTGGTTCAATATCTTCAAAATTATTTGATGAATCAATATCAAATATCATATTATCAAGCGAACTTCCTGGAGCTATTAATGGAAGACATAAATCTGATTGTACTGTAAAATCACATAATATTGCTCCATCATAATTTAAAAATTCATGAATAGTTTCATATAAATTTTCTCTATCAGAACATCTTATTCCTTTTATACCAAAAGACTCTGCTAATTTTACATAATCTGGATTAGTTTTCAAATCAGTTGCTGTATATTGTTCATTAAAAAATAAATGCTCCCATGCTCCAACCATTGATAAAGTACTATCATTCATTATAGCAATTTTAATTGGTAAATTATAATTTTGAATTGTTTTTAATTCAGCTAATGTATGGTTAAATGAACCATCACCATCAATATCTATAATTAATTTATTTCTATCTGCTAATTGTGCTCCAATAGCAAATGGTACACCAACTCCCATTGTTCCTAAACTTCCAGAAGTAATAAAAGACTTTGGATATCTCCATTTAATAAATTGACATGCCATCATTTGATGATTTCCTACTCCGCTAGTTATAATATAATTGTTAATATCTTTATCTAACAGATATTTATTAATAGTTGAAATAACTTCTTGTGTTTTTAATTTTTTTGGTAATTGTTTATATTTAAATGAATGCATTCTTTTCCAATTGGAAATCTGATTATTCCAATTAACTCTTTTATTATTAATAATAAATTCTAAAATAGAACTTGTAAACAATTTACAAGTCATGTTAAAATTATAATGTGTTTTAACTACATTATCAATTTCTTCATTATTAATATTTACATGTATTATACCACCTGTTCCATTTTTATATGCCTCGTATGCTTTTGGAGCGTATTCTTTGATAGAACCAGTTGTTCTGTCATCAAATCTAGTACCAAGAGCAATAATTAAATCTGAATTTTGAACAGCAAAATTAGCTGCAGGATTTCCATGCATTCCTAAGAATTCAAGAGATAAAGAATCCATTTCATCAAATATACCCATACCATGAATTGTTGTTGTAACTGGTATATTTGATATTTTAGATAATAATCTTAATTCAGAAATACAATCAAAACATCCTTGACCAGCAATAATTACAGGATTTTTAGAATTATTTATTAAATCACTTATTTGATGAATTTTATTTATATCCAAAACTTTTAATTTTGTATTAATATTTTTATTTTCTATGTATATTTTAGAATCAATATTATTTCTTATTAAATTTTTGTCATATTTATTTAATGTTAAACATTTTGGTAAATCAATATGAACACTTCCTTGTTTACCTGTTAATGCTACTTTAAATGCTTCGTCAATTACATCTGGTATTTCTTCTGTATTTTCAATACAATAACTCCATTTTGTAACAGGTTTTGTTATATCAACAGATGGACACTCTTGAAATGCATTGGTTCCAATAGCTGATAAAGGAACTTGTCCAGAAAATAAAATAAATGGGGTGCTATCATTTGTAGCATCTGTTAAAGGAGTAATTGAATTAGTTAATCCGGGTCCTGATGTAACTATTGAAATACCGGGTTTACCACTTACTCTTGCATATGCAGTTGCAGCATGTCCTGCACTTTGTTCATGTGTATTAATATAATAGTTAATATCACCATTATAAAACGCATCGATTAAAGGCATAATTGCCCCACCTGTATACATAAAAACATCACTTACGCTTTTTTCTTTTAATTTCTCATAAATTACTTGTCCTCCTGTTAATCCATGATAATTTCTAGTAAAAATATTTTTACTATTTTTTATAATTGAAAACATTTAATTAAAATATAATAATTTATATTATTTATATTCTTTTTAAATAATATAAATTCAAATTTTAATAAATATTGAAAAATATATTTTTTTATATAAATAAATAAAGGATAATAGATAATTATTAATAATGTCTTTTATAAATAAATATTCAAGAGTTATCACGCAAAATAAACAAAATGGAGCAGCACAAGCAATGTTGTATGCTTTAGGATTAAATAAAAATGATATGAATAAACCACAAGTAGGAATTTGTAGTATGTGGTATGAGGGAAATCCGTGTAATGTAAATCTAAATAATTTGTCAAGTGATATAAAAACAAGTATTCAAAATACAGAATTATTACCTTTTAAATTTAATACTATTGGTGTTTCAGATGGAATAAGTATGGGAACAAGTGGTATGAATTATTCATTATTGTCAAGAGATCTTATTGCAGATTCTATTGAAACAGTTATGAGAGCCCAACATTATGATAGTTTAATTTGTATTCCTGGGTGTGATAAAAATTTACCAGGATCTGCTATTGCAATGTTAAATTTAGATAGACCTAGTATTTTAGTATACGGTGGATCAATGAAACCCACATATTTGAATAAAAAACATCCAAATTTAGATATTGTATCAGCATTTGAAGCATATGGAAAATTTATAAATAAAGAAATAGATGATTCTGAAAGAATAACAATAATACAAAATTCTTGTAATAGAGAATGTGGATCATGTTCTGGTTTGTATACTGCAAATACAATGGCATGTATTCTCGAAGTAATGGGATTAACATTACCAAATAGTAGCTCTAATATGTGTAATACAAATGAGAAATTTATTGAATCATCGTTAATTGGATCTTATATTGAAAATTTAATATATGAAGATATTAAACCTTCTGATATAGTTACTAAAAAATCTTTTGAAAATGCTATCAAAATGTTATATGTTACAGGTGGATCAACAAATGCTGTTATTCATTTACTAGCAATGGCTCGTGCTGCAAATATTGAATTAACATTAGAAGATTTTAAAAAATATGAAGATATTCCTCTTTTATTAAATATGAAACCAAATGGTAAATATGTTATGAATGATTTATATATGTATGGAGGGACTAGTACTTTAATTAATTATTTGATTAAAAATAATATTATTGATGGTAGTTCAATTACAGTTACAGGTAAAACACTTGAAGAGAATGTATTAAAATATAAAGAAATAAATTCAGATATAATTTTCCCTATAAGTAAACCTTTTCAAAAAAATAGTCACATAAAAATTTTAAAAGGAAATCTTGCTCCAGATGGTTGTGTAGCTAAATTATATTCAAATGATAAAAATATTATTAAAAAAAAAGCCATTGTTTTTAATTCGGAATCGGAAATGTTGGAAAAATTAGAAAATGGAGAAATTAATAAAGACCATTTTATTATAATAAGATATCAAGGAGAATCTGTAGGTTGTCCAGAAATGCTAGCACCAACAAGTGCTGTGATGGGATATTTTGGAAAAAAAGAATTTCCAGCATTAGCAACAGACGGTAGATTTTCTGGAGGTTCAAGAGGTACTCTTGTTGCCCATTTACCTGATGCATATAAAGAAAATAGTATTACAGCTTTAATTGAAAACAATGATAATATTACAATTAATTTAAATTCCAATATTATTAGATTAGAAGTTACAAAATTAGAACTGAATGAAAGAAATAAAAATATAATAAAACCAAAATTAAATTTAAAAGGATCTTTAAAAAAATTTAGTAAATTAGTTGGTAATATTGAATCAGGTTATAGTACATTTTAAGAACAAAAAATACATTTATTTATATTTTTACAATTTTTAGTATGACAATTTAGATGAATTGCATGATTACAATTTTTAATTATATATATTAAATCATTTTCATAAACATATTTATTACAATATTTACATTTCTCTGCTTCTTTATTCCATGTTTTATAATAAATACCATACATCATTTTATTTATTATTAAAGGTTTTGTTATTTCAGTAATAGAATTAAATATTTTTTTTGTTGTTATATTATCATCATTCCGTAGTTTTATTGTTTCATCATAAAATTTACTTGTAGTGTTTCTAATTGTTTCATTATCTAAAAATTTTAAATTATTTTTATTTTTATTTTTTAAATTATTTACAAATATATTCATACCAATTGTATAAATTGTTTTTTTATTTATTTCTTTATCCATAAAATTAGTTAATAAAAAAATTTGTTTATATTATATAAAATATTATTAATTAAATAATATATTATAAAATAATGATTAATAGAAAAAGTGTAATTAAATCTTTTTATAATTTGAATAAATTTATTGAAAGAACTCCATTAGAATTTAATAATAGACTTTCGAAATTATACAATTGTAATATATATTTTAAAAGAGAAGATAAGCAACTAGTTAGATCTTTTAAAGTAAGAGGTGCATTAAATAAAATACTAAATTTAAAAGATAGTGACAAAAAAAATGGAATAGTTTGTGCAAGTGCTGGAAATCATGCTCAAGGTTTTGCTTATTCTTGTAATAAATTAAATTTAAAAGGAGATATATTTGTTCCTGAAAACACCCCTTTACAAAAAATAAATAGAATTAAAGATTTTAGTAATAATACTTGTAATTTACATGTTTTCGGTAATAATTTTAACGAATGTTTAGGAAAATCACTTGAATTTGCAAATGAAAATAATAAATCATTTATACACCCATATGATGATTACTATACAATCGAGGGACAGGGAACTATTGCTAAAGAAATATATGATGAAATTAATCCTGATTATATATTAGGATGTATAGGAGGCGGAGGTTTAATTTCAGGAATAGGTTTATATGCAAAGAATATACATATTAATAATTATAAAGAAAATGATGTAATATTTGAAAAAGAAAAATTAAATTTCCTAGATATTAGTTTAGGAAAAAATTTATATAAAAATATAAAAATAATTGGTGTAGAACCTTCTACATGTCCTTCAATGTATGAATCTATAAAAAATAAGTCTATTGTAGAATTAGAAATTAATGATACTTTTGTAGATGGTGCAACTGTTAGTAAAGTAGGTAATAAAACATTTAATATATGTTCTCAGGTAATAGATGATATATATATATCTAATGTTGGTAAAATATGTG